ATGAACAAAAGGAAGTTTGGTATCTACATACCGAGTTACAAGAGAGCAGCCACGATTACCACTCATAAGTTACTGGAATACTACAAAGTGGTTGTCAGAAAGTCTGAGGAGGATGAATACCTCAAGGTCATCCCGAAAGAAAATCTGATTGCAGTACCGGATGAGGAGATAAACAACATCGTCAAGGTTGTGAACTGGATTGTAGATAATTCAGAGGAAGATGTAATCGCAATGATAGATGATGATATGAACGACCTCATATACAGGCTCGACTTCAATGAGAAGATTACGGACCCGGAGGTTATCACATCGGAACTGGAAAGGATTGCACAGTTGATGGTAGACCTCGACATAGGATACGGAGCAGTGGATGCGTCTATCGCACCGTGGAACTATGCACAGGAGTTTACCTTTGCAGGAACATCCGGAGGATTGAGATGGTTCAATAAGAAAGTCTACAAGGCAAGGTTCGATGAGAAGATTGGATACTGTTGCGATACGGATGCAGTATTACAGGAACTGCTCAAGAACAGAATCATCCTCAAGCCGAAGTACCTGTGTTCCCACGGAGCAACGGATGTAAATTCCGGAGGAAATTCCCAAAAGACCCGAAACGACCAAATAGCCAGTTTCGAGTTGATGAAGCACAAGTGGGGCAAATATTTTGACTATCAGTTAAAGACCAACAAGATATATGTGAGGGTTAGGAGGTAGCATCCGTAAATAAACGGAACTACCTCTTATTTTTACTGATATTTCCTTGACTTTACAGGAGGTTATGCTACGATACGCCAAAGTTAAAGGAAAAGGAGGTCTATTATGGCTTACAGATTAGAAACAAGAAGCGGTCACAATATGTTCACGATGGCATCTCTCTTGCAGAAAGCAATCCGCAGGGGAGATAAGGAAAGGGCAGGATATGCAGCAATGGAATTATTCGGCTCCTACCACACAATGCTGTGGAATAGAATAATGACCGTATCATGCGAGGATTGTTGGGGTATTTTGGCAAAGGAGATAGTTGCTCTGAGGTACACCGATGATGTCAGAAACCGTAACCGAAAAGGATACGAGAAAGACACCCGGTATGTATCGCAGGCAATTACGATTTTATGCGATGCCAAAAAGAGCAGAGATGCTTGCTATTATGCCTGCAACTTCGTCCTCCAAACCTATGTTACAGACCCGGGCGAGTTGTCAAAGGAATTTGTACAACAGACTGTAAGGGAAATCGAGAGTGTAGCAGATGACGCTCTCGAGATTAAGAACATCAGCGGAGAGGTAGGGGAATGGGAAGTTCCCGAGTCCTCATTTGAGGGAGAACAGATGTCTATATTCGATATGACTTCTATTCCCGGCGATGAAGAACTTACTATCAATCCGGATGATGATAAGAAAACCAAGTGTGAAATGTGGGCGGCATATCTCAGAAAAGGAATCAGAACCCTTGATATGGAACTGGCAGGGTATGCCATTCATAATCTGAGACAGACTGATTTATCCTACGCTTGGAAAACATTGTATGTAATCTCCCGAAACGAATGTAAAGGCATTCCGACAAGGGAGATTGTTTCATTGAAACAGTCTGATGATTATGTAAACAAGAACAAAGGACTGGATAAGAGAGATGAAATCTACATCTGCAAAGGTATCATGGTACTCATGTATCAGATATGTGGCAAATTCAGCAGCACTATTGGAAATGACATTATGGATGCAGAGTTCCTTGTGAGATGGGATGACCACGAGTTTATCGACATCAGGAACTGCAATCTCCCGGATGACATTGTACCGGAATGGGTTTACGATGTTCACACCATAAGAGGGAAGAAAGCGGGAAAGACTGATTGGGGAATGAACTTAGTGGAGCAGGAGGCATTATCTCCATTACAGGTATCGTTCTTCGATGAGGGAAGTTGGCAACCTCGATACGAATACAAGCATCTGCATGATTTGTGTACCGAGGAAGAGTATCGGGAGATGCTCGAATACAGTAAGACCCGCAAAGGAAACCCTGTGGATAAAATTCAAGATAAATACTGATTTTTCTATTGACTTGGCAGGAGGCTATGTTATCGTACGACCGTCAAATAAAACAAATGCGAGGTGGTCGTTATGATAAAGAAAACAGATATAGTCAGAGAGGCAGTTCGAGAGGGAGACTTCAAGAAAGCACTCAGAATAGCCAAAGGATTTAGAATCAATATCACGGTGGCAGACAGAGACAAGATGAGCAGAGCGTATGAGTGCATTGTTCATCCGGAGCTTTAAGACAGGATAGGAACAGACATCCCCAAGGCGATAGCCGAAGGTAAGGAGGTAGTAAGTCGCCTGTATGGGGCGTGAGCCGCCCAAACTGAATAGCCAAAGAAAGTATCAAGGAGTCGAATAGGAGCGAAGCGAGTTCCTATATCGGCTCCATTTTGGTATGTAGGAAAGGTGGTGAGCGAGTTGTGGCTAAGAAAAAGGCAGAAAAACCTACCGAAAATGCGTCATCTGAGCATCCCGGCACACAGAATTTAGTTCCGGTGCGAACCAAAGAGGAAGCAAGGGAGCGTGGTAGGAAAGGCGGTCTGAAATCTGCGGAGGTTCGCAGGCAGAAAAAAACGATGCGAGACATGGCAAAAAGCATCATGGAGACGACAGTTTCGGAGCAGATGGGTAATGTCAGAGACACGCTCGCTCGTATGGGTTTGGAAGAGAATGACATGACCTACCAAGCCGCAGTTGTTGTCAGACTCATACAGAAAGCAATGGTCGAGGGAGACACCTCAGCTATTCGTGTATTAGGAGAACTGACAGGAGAACTGAACAGGTTCGGATACATCGAGGCAGATGACCCGGATGTGATTGAGTTACAGTATCCGGCAATCCTCATACCGGAGAACGGCAGGGATGAACCAAAGCAGAATGTTCTCGGACCGCAGGCAGGTCCTCAGACGATGTTCATGGCATCCTCAGCCGACATTGTTATTTATGGTGGTGCGGCAGGTGGAGGCAAGACCTACGCACTGTTGCTCGAGGCATTGAGACACAAGGATGTCAAAGGATTTGGTGCTGTTATCTTCCGAAAGAATTTCACACAGATTACCGCTGAGGGTGGTTTGTGGGATGCCAGTACCAAGATATTCTCGCAAGTGCCGGATGCACACCAACGAAAGACACCGAAACTCCATTGGAAGTTCGATGCCGGAGCGAAGTTGACATTCGCCCACTTGGATAGAGAGGAGGATTTGCTTGCGTGGCAGGGTACTGAAATTGCATATCTTGCCTTTGATGAGTTGACACACTTTACCAAGCATCAGTTCCTGTATATGCTATCCCGAAACCGAAGTACCTGCGGCGTGAAACCGTATGTGCGTGCCACCTGTAACCCGGACTCAGATAGTTGGGTGGCAGATTTCATATCATGGTGGATAGACCAAGATACCGGATACCCTATTCGAGAACGAAGCGGGGTTGTCCGGTATATGTGTGTTTTGAACGATGTTATCTATTGGGGAGATTCGCCCGAAGATTTGGCAGAGAAGTATGATATTCCTCCTACTGATTGTAAGTCCGTAACATTCATAGCGAGCCGACTGGAAGATAACAAGATTCTGATGACATCCGACCCATCGTACCTGTCGAACTTGAAAGCCATGACCGAGGTTGATATGGAACGACTGCTCTATGGTAACTGGAAGATTAAGGCACAGGCAGGACGGTACTTCAAGAGGACACAGGTTACAATCATTGCTGAGGCACCGAATGACATCATCATGTGGTGTCGTGCATGGGATTTGGCTGCAACCGATGAGGATGAGAATGGAGATGCCGATTTGACAGCCGGAGTTCTTATGGGATTGAGAAAAGGAGGAACGGTAGTCGTTCTGAATGTTATCAACCAAAGGATAAAAGCCGGAGATGTCGAGAAGTTGGTTTACAACACGGCACTCATCGACCGTCAGAGGTATGGATACCAGTACATCGTCAGAGTTCCTCAAGACCCCGGACAGGCAGGCAAGGTCCTCGCAGGGCAGTATGTCAAATTACTGTCCGGCTTTAATGTCAAGACACTGCCAGTCAGCGGTAGCAAGGAACTGAGAGCAACACCATTCGCCGCACAATGGCAGAATGGCAATGTCGAAGTTCTCCTCGGAGATTGGAATGAGGAGTATTTCAGTCAGTTAGAGTCGTTCCCGGAGTCAAAACACGATGATATGGTAGATGCGTCATCAGATTCCTTTAACGAACTGACGAACAACACATTTGATATTGATGCTCTCCTGTAATGGGAGACATTCATATAAAGGCAGAAACGAAACCTTTTTGCATGGATAACAAATTCTCCATCGAAAGATGCCAAAAGGCAGCACAGGGCGGTAACAAAGCCAAACAGGATATTATGAAGCACAATCACAGTCTGAATTTACAGGCTGTTTTTTTTGTTGCAGAAAGGAGAACAGACAAGTGGATGAACAGCAGAAAGCCAAACTCGACCAAATGAATAAGCTAAGGCGAGGAGCGGCAATCATCGAAGGAACTCAAGACAAGTTCCGGCAGGACGGATACACGAACCTGCAATATGCTTTCAGCAGTAACGAACATTCCACAGACTATATTGTTCGGTCGCTCCCCGGCAGGAATGAATGCCACCGGAGACAGCGACCTCGAGAACTACTATAACATGGTTGAGAATATTCAGAAGCAGAACATGAAAGCCAATGCCCGAACAGTAATCGACCTCATCCTCAAACAGGGATTGATTGAGGGGAAGATACCGGAAATCCCTAAGTACAAGATGAAGTTTGCTGCACTGTGGTCCTTGTCCGACACAGAGCAGGCAGACATTGCTCAGAAGAAAGCAACCACTGAACAGACCAAGGCTCAGACAGCACAGGTTTATATCGACTCCGGTGTGCTTGACCCATCAGAGGTCAGAAGTTCCCTTGCAACTGAGGGAGAGTTCGACATCGAGGAGGTCATCACAGAAGATGACCTCAATCTGCCGGAAGATACATTCTCCCCGACAGAAATGTCGGGAACATCCGAGAGCGATGACTTCGATTTGCAGTTCAAGAGCGAAGCGGAGGATGGCACAGATTATGGAGGAGCCGCAGTCCTCGTTATCAAGAATGGCAAAATCCTATGTGCAAGCCGCAGGTCATCGGAAGGTATCTGCGGACCGGGCGGTCACATCGAGGACGGAGAAACGCCCGAGGAGGCAGCACTCAGAGAGGCACAGGAGGAGTTTAATATTGTTCCCCTAAACATTCTACCTTTGGGAGTTTATAAAAGCAGAACAGGCTCATATTGCGATTCTATGATATATTTCACAGACCAATTCACAGGAACTCCGGAAGCAGATGGAGTTGAGATGCTGAATGAGAGATGGTTGTCACTGGAAGAGTTAAAGGGCAAGTTCCTGTTTCCCCCATTCGAGGAGTCACTCAAGATGCTCGAGGATTTGCTCGGGAGGTAAGGAGGTGGTTTCGTGGATGAGGAAGTAATCAGAAAGCAGACAATCCGAAAGGTTGGCAGGAAGTTCTACGGACACGACAGCCTGTATAGCAAGTACACACCCCAGATACCGGAAGCGGCAGAGCGTGAGTATATGCGGATGACAAATGAATATATGCGGCTCCTCAAGGAAGAACTGGAAGAAAATCTTCCGGAACTCAAGGAGTCGTACAAGGCAAACAGAGATGAATTGGTGGCTGACAACCGGAGAATGGATGCAGCCACTGATTTAATGTTAAAGGTCAACGAACTGTTCACAAGGATGAAATCAAACCTGTTGAAAAAGACGGTTGGATTTGGTCTGAGGAGGAGACTTGAGTCGCTGGCTCATCTCAACAGGAAGCTGACCGTCAAGGAGTGGAAGAAAGCGATTATCGCCAAAGTCCTGCCTACAATGCGTATGGATGGTAAGTCCGATGCTTACATTGATGCGATGTATGACCTTGCTGTGAATGAGACCAACAAACACAAGGGAGTTGCGTATCAGAAACAGCAGATGATGGCACAGACTCCGAAGAGAAGAGCAGACTCCAGCGAGAGTATGGCAGCAAACTCAAGAAAGAACATGATTGCAAGAGAAGGAGGTAATGAGTAATGGCAGCACAGCTTAATTACAATTATGGCACCCCGAAGGGTGTACCGGGCGGAAAGTTCGACATCGCATTTGACGAGGTTGTAACCCGCAAGAATGAGAATGAAGATGGCGTTATGAAGTACGGTCTTGCCGTAGCAGTGGGAACGGATGCAGGTAATGGCATCAAGGTTCCTGTTACTGGCACAACTGCCGCACAGATTGAGGGTATCACAATCGCACTGCCTAACACCGAGCAGGATATGGCAGGCAAAGTTGTTGTCAAGAAGAACGCATCCCTCAGTGTTATGAAGAAAGGCAACATTTGGGGCAGACTTGCCACAGGTGCTACTCCTACCTATGGAACAAAGGCTTATGTTATTCCGGAGGGAGACGAAGCCGGAACATTCACGCACGCAGCCGATAACGGCAAGAGTGATAGCGGCAAGGTTGAATACCTTGACATCAGTGCTACATTCGGCAACGCATCTGATGACGGCATTGCTGTCATCGTACTTTAATCTAAGGAGGTAAGAAAGAATGAGCAAAAATTACAATCCCGAAATGCCATCCACTGGCTACGATGTCGCAGACCTTGCGGCATTAAAGGCATCAAATCTGATGCCTGCACTCAAGGAGGACAGACTTTGCAGATTCGACAGCACAGATGATGCCTCTATCTTCTTTGCGAGAGAACTGGACTACATCAAGTCTAAGTCCTACGACAAGATTTATCCGGAGTTCACTGCTCTGAATAATTTCCCTATCACACACGAAGTACCGGAAGGTGCCGAGTCCATGACATACTACTCTTACGAGAGAACCGGTATGGCTGCAATCATCAGCAACTATGCTACTGACCTCCCGAGAGCAGATGTTAAGGGTGCTCCATCTACTGCATTTGTTAAGTCTATCGGTGCATCCTACGGATATTCGGTACAGGATATGAGAGCGAGCCGTATGGCAGGAAAGTCTCTCGATACTCGCCGTGCTGATTCTGCAAGATACGCAGTAGACCGCACAACCAATGTCATCGCATTTGCGGGCGATAAGCAGAACAACCTTGTCGGAGTTCTGTCTACCGACAACAACATTCCTCTTTACACTCTCAGCGAGGTTGAGGATGAGAAGGGAGTTAAGCATACTGACTTCAAGCATAAGACAGCATCTCAGATTCTTGATGACATCAACGGTATGTTTGCATACCAGGCGAAGATTACCAAGGGCGTTGAACACGCTGATACTCTGATGCTCCCTCACAGCGTCTACATCGACATCTCCACTCGTCAGATTCCAAACACAGGATATACGGTACTTCGTTTTCTCAAGGAGAACGCACCGTACCTCAAGGACATAGTGTCTGCACCGGAGTTAGAGACAGATGCTGAGGATACGAACCCTTACAAGAAGGGCGTTATGTTCCTGTATACGAACTCTGTCGATAAGTTCAGTCTCGAGATTCCGATGCCGTTCTATCAGTATCCGTTACAGAACAGAAACCTCGAAATAATCGTTCCTTGCGAGGAGCGTGTCGCAGGTTGCATCATTTATTATCCGCTCTCTGCACTCATTGCAGTCGGAGCGTAGTCTGAAAGAAGGAGGAAATGCGAAATGGCAATTAAGATGACGAATTTATCTGAAAAGGTAATTGGAGTTGGCGAGGTAACAGTACTTCCGGGGGAAACCAAGGAAGTACCTGTTGCTTTTGAGACAAGTCCTATCTTAGAAGTGTATAAGAATATGGGGTTAGTATCCCTGTCCGGAAAGGCAACAGCCGCTACAAAGGCTGCCACCGAGAAGAAAGCCGAGGAAGAGAAAGCAAAGGCTGAGGCAGAAGCCAAAGCTGCCGCCGAGAAGAAAGCAAAGTTAGACTCTCTCAAGGATGCGTCCGATGAGGAAGTTGCCGCTCTTGCACAGGAACTCGGCATCAACCCGGCAGAGTGCAAGGACCTCGCAGATGTACGCAAAAAGGTAAAGGCTGCTCTCAGCAAATAAGTTGAGGAGGTGGCTTTATGAATGCCTTAGAAATATTCCGGATGGTTGCAAAGGAATTTGATGACCTGCCGGATGAAGATGTAGTCAACGATGACGGCAAGGTTACTCAGCATGGCGTCAAATCGTTTATCGAACTGTACTCAGACCAAATCAGCGAGAAGAGGTTCGGAAAGTCGTACCAAAAGGCATTGGCATATCTGACCGCTCACAAGTTGAAGATGAATGGGTATGGAGACACCGGAACAGGAACCATTGCAGACTCACTCAGAGTTGGCTCATATTCAGAGGGCGAAACCTCAATCAGTTATACGACCGGACAACAGACGAATCTCCAAGTCGATGCGGAATATGCACTTACCGTATATGGCTTGGAGTTTCTTACGCTCCGGAGAAACGCAATCATCCCGATTGTATCAGCAGGAGAGGCTCAATGAGTGTGAGAATTACCGACACCGTGACAGCGGACGGCAGAAAGTTTCAGAAAATGCTCAAGGAACTGGCAGAAAAGGAAGTGCGAGTCGGATTCCAACATGGCAAAGCCACGGAGGAGGACGGCACAGACATCTGCGACATTGCAGCATGGAACGAACTCGGAACTGTGCATATTCCGGCTCGTCCGTTTTTGCGTATGAGTGTTGATGACAACACATCAAAGATTAAAAGCTTCTTAAAGGAGAAGAGAAAAGACCTCGTAAGAGGTGTTTCTGCCGAACAGGTCCTCAAGGAGATAGGGATTTTTCAGAAAGACCTTATCCAAGAGAAGATTACGGACGGCAGTTTCGCACCAAATGCGGCATCGACTGTCAAGAAGAAAGGTTCATCCAAACCATTGATTGATACTGGACGAATGAGACAGTCGGTCAATTACGAAATTAAGCAGAAGGGAAGTGGAGACTGATGAACTTCTTAAAGAAGAATTACACGCTGAGGCGTTATTCAGAGCCTAAATATGTTCAAGGGTATTCTTCTATACCTTACGAAGATTTAACGCTCCCTATGGATATACAGACCTTAGAGGACACCATACAGACCGAAGAGGACGGTAGGAAATCAGTTCAGAAGCTGAAAGTATTCTGTGACTACGAGATTTTGGCTGAGGATGAGCATAAAAAGCAGAAAGCAGACCGTGTTTGGTTTCAAGGGAAGTGGTTCGAGTGCCTGTCAAGCAGGTTAAGTGAGAACACGCCGCTGAAACACTGGACGGCAACATTCGTACAGTGCTTGGATGCCGAAAATGGTCCACAACAGGAGGGCGAATAATGAACATGGAGAATGTAGAGTCGGTCATCTACGATGTTACGGCTGAGTTCTTCCACGGTGCTACGGTCATTTGGGCGGAGCAGGTAAATACGAAACCGGATTTACCGTATGTGACACTCAAGACAGGAAACCTCAACAGAACTCGCTTTCCAGTGGTAGATGATGACGGAAACAGGTTTTATCCGTGTAGTACATTACTCGAGATAAACCTGTACACCAAAGGCAAGGCGGTTACGGTGGCAGAGAATGTTACCGGAAACTATGCCAACACAGCCGCAAGCGATTTGCAGGATTTCTTCAATTACCTCGACTCCGAGGGGATTGTGGACAAACTGGCAGCACACGGCATGGATATATCTCTCGAACCGCCTGTGAGGGATTTGACAAATTTGCAGAATGACAGTAAGTACCGTTACCGAGCAATGGCTGAGGCAACGGTTTCTTTTTCTCAAGAAGCAAATGGTCGTTACGGAATTGGTGGCATGGATGCTCCAAACGCATCCGGAGGCGGCTCTGCTGAGATGGCAGATGCAACATCGGGTGTCATCGAGGAAGTAGAAATTTCAGAAGAAACCTATGAAGGAGGTAAAGTATAATGAAGAACAATCCATTAGATGACATCATCAAGTGCGATGTCGAGATTTCAAATCCGGGTTCAAGTGATGTGAGTTTCGACAGTATCCTCTTGGTGGTAGCCGGACCCGCTGCAAAAGGCACAGCAACAATCTCCGGCACGACAGCAATCAGCAAGGCTGATGAATTACTTAACTATGGTTACAAGACCGACAGTCCTGCATACATCGCTGCAACGGTTGCTTTTTCTCAGAACCCATCTCCGGATGAACTGTATATCATTGTCCGTGAAAAGACTGCTGAGAAAAGCGCTTATGAAGATGTCGATACTACGCTTGCAAGAGCGAATAGTGAGGCATCATTCTACGGCATCCACCTCACGGAGTTCAGAGACAGTACGGATATTGAGGCTGCAAAGACTTGGGCGGAGGCAAACGAGAAGTTGTACGCATTTGAGTACACGGACATCAACTCTTGTCCGGTAGAGAATTCCGGTTTCTACCGTACATTCGGTATTTTCTCCGGACTCGCAGATGGTTATGCAGCAGAAGAACAGCCTGTTGAAAACCAGTATGCAGCACTGGCTTGGATGGCTAAGTGTTTCGGATATGACCCGGGAACTGAGACATGGAACCTCAAGGAACTGGCAACAATCGCTCCTACGAAGTTGTCAACGGAGCAAAAGAAAGCACTGGGAGCAAAGAATATCAACACATTTCTCCGCTATGCAGGATGCAACTGTGCAATGGGCGGCATGACCCTTGCGGGAGAGTGGATTGATGTTATCCGTTTCAGAGACTGGCTCAAGAATGAGTTGCAGATTAGAACATTCAATGCCCTCAAGACCAACCGCAAGGTTCCGTTTACTGACGGAGGTATCGGTCTGATTGAGGGAGTTATGGACTCCACTCTCAAGGATGGGCAGGACATCGGAGGCATTCAGACCTACGGAAGTGTCGAAGTTGCGGTTCCGGGAAATTATGGAGATTCTATCCCGGTACATTTCAATAGACCGGACTACCTGTACACATGGCTCAAGGTTGTATTGCACGGAAACAAATCAGAACTGCCTACGAACTATGCAGCACTCACTATGCAGTCGCTGTTAAATGATGGAGCAGAATTTGTAGCAGGCAAAAACCTCCTCACTCAGTTACTGAATGACGGTATCTATTATGCGGTAGCAGGTCTGACATACATTGAGATTTACACAGCATACGGAACATCGAGCGTGTATGTGCCTCAGCCGTCAGATTACAAGCAAAAGAATATCATCGTCACATCACGCCAAAAGGTTCTGATAGACGAGAAGAGAATCGAGGTGTCGTTCAGTGAAGATAGTTGATAACTGGCTGAACGATTTACCTCAGCAGTTTCTCGAAAAGAAGAACATCGAGGCATTGATACGAGCATTCTCGAAACAGTTGCAGGAACTCCAACAGGTGTTTGATGACTTAGAGAACCTCACAGACCTCGATACAGCCACAGGACAGAATTTGGATATGGTTGGAACTATTATTCCCCTCAGTAGGAAAGAAGCCGGGATACTGGCAGGTATCAATGTTGAGGACCCTGTTATTTCTGACGAAAGATACAGGCAGTTCCTACGGTATCAGAATTTGGTAAACACCAACGAATGCACCTATTACGATTTGATGAATGGTCTTGCTTTACTGTGGGATGTCTCCCCGATTTATTACATCGAGGACCCGGATATGCCTGCAACAATCATTCTGACAATGCCGTTCCTCAAGCCGGGAGGAGAGGTCGTGAGGGTGGGCGAAGTTCCAATGGTAAAGCCTGCGGGAGTTCGTATTGAATTTGAATATCAGATTAAGGTGGTCGTAGAAACACTTGTCCGATGGATATGTGCAACCTACGACCTTTTGATTTGCGGAACATTCAAGTGCGGCACCAAGCCAAGACCCGGCACACTTGGAAACATCATGTATGTCGAGACTAATCTCGACATGGACGCAATCACAAATGTATTTGACACAACCCTGTCCGGCACAATTCGGATAGGTGGCAAACTGTATAATTCCACGACAGGAGAAATCTTCACGGATGATGTAGAAATCATTATCAATTCAGATTACGAAATCGTGGATGTCTTGGTAGCAGGTCAGTCGGTGTCCGGCGTTTATCCTGCCAAGGCTGTCAATGGTGTATTCATCGGAGAAAGCACGGAGGTAGGAAAGACCTTTACCAACACGACTACGGTTCTGCCATTATCCGGAGTTGTTACGAGTGGCGGAGGAAAGATGATGATGCCTGCAAAGGTTCGACTTTCAGAGGATACAAATATTCAGAGCAATACAACGATAGGAGTATCCAACGCACCGAAGAGTGGAACCATTATCTCGGGAGAGGGAACCGAACCTGTCGTTCAGACATCGGTATCCAACGGCTCTGAGGTCAGTGGCAAAGTTATCGTATCTGCCGCAACCATCAAACGGTGCGGAACTAAGGCTTGTGGAAAATAAATCAGAAGGAGGTAAAAACGATGTCATTTTGGAGTACAGATTTTATGAATGACCGAAGAAAGCAGTGGCTCAACGCTTTGGTAAAGTTTCAGTACCTTGTCAATGGCACTTGGTATGATGCAACAATCAATACAAAGAGAGTGATTGGCAACAAAGTTGAAATCATCGTCAGTTTTCCGAGAACATCGAGCGGCTCACAGACCATTAAGGCTGTGAGAATTATTGATGTCACAGGAAAACAGGCAGGGTATCAAGCAACCGAGATTGTCCGTGCTGCCAACCAAGGCGTTCTGACAAAGTTTGAGTTCCCAATCTATGAAAAGGAGGATGAAACCTAATGAATGGTAGAAATCAACCGTACCTCGACACCAACGAAGCAGGCTTTTACGAGCCTACGATGTGGCAGGACGAAGTTGAGGGAATACAGGAAGGTACGCCTGTGGATGAGCAGAACCTCAACAACATCGAGGGTGGCGTAAATGGAGCCAACCTCACGGTAGAATTTCTGACCGAAGTAATGAAGCACCATGGAGAACAGATTAGTAATATCGGAGGCGAGATTATCAAAGTCACTCTTACCAATGCGGCAGGAGAGGCTTTTTTTAATAATTCCGCAAAGACGATTGCACTGTCTGTCAACAGAGACAGTTTTGACTACACAGTGACAGCGGAGGTTGTTACTCCTGTGGACAATGTAGGCGACATCATCGTCTATGACAAGCAGGTCAATGGCTTCAAGGTTAAGTACACCGGAAGTGCTGCATCTGTGGACCTCAAACTGTATGTACAGGGAGGTAATGCAGCGTGAATGTAATTATCCACAATGACGAGAGGAGAAGTCAGCGTGACGCTACTCTCGGAGAATACGGTATCAATCCCGAGAGAGCGTCAGCCGCTCAGAGGGAGATGGCAGACTGCATCGCTCAGAAAACCAACGAGGCGTATGCAGAGGCAAGAAAACATTAGGAGGTAAAGAAAGATGGCAATGAAAGTTGTAGAAGTCAATGTCGGGGAGAAAATTCCCTACACAGTAAGCAAGACCAAAGTTACATTCGATGATGAACTGATGCTCAATCTCGCCAAGTTAGAGAGAGATTTTGATGTCAGTGTGGACATCTGCATCGACAAGTTCGGGATGCTTGTGACAGGTCTTGGTGTGAAGTATGCAGCACAGATTGAAATTCCTGCAAGACAGTATGTCGATAAGGAACAGGTCAATCCGGACTACGACCCGGAGGATGAGAACAGTCAGAAAACTGTTATGGTTCCCGAGCCTGTTGCGTTCTCTATGGACAATGTAACTCTCAAACTGTACTCAATCGAATAAGGAGGTAAATTACTATGTCAAATTACGACCAGTTTGCAGCAGCGGTTAAGGAGATTTCCGGAGGAAAGAATGTAGTATTACTTGATGACCTTGGACTCCCTTCCGTTTATGTACCTATCAACAAACTCAAGAACTCCGAGATTATTTCCGGAGGCTCTGAGAATACTCATCCTGCATTCTCTGTGAATGGTGTAGAAAAGAGCAGATTTCTGTATTCCAAGTATCAGAATATCGTCATCAATGGCAGAGCGTACTCACTGTCTCACAGAGACCCTAAGACCTATGTCAATTTCGACCAGGCAAGACAGGCTTGCGAGGCTAAGGGAGCAGGCTTCCACCTTGGAACACTTGCTGAATGGGCGGCAGTAGCATTGCTCACACGCAAGATGGGAACTATGCCACACGGTAACAACAACTACGGAGGAGACTCGGCGTACACCTATGAAAAAGGGCAGGAGTCCGCAAAGGATAACAACAAGACAGGAAGAACATTCACAGGTTCCGGTCCTGCTACTTGGGGTCACGACCATACTCAGTTCGGAATACAGGATATGAACGGCAATGTATGGGAATGGCTTGGCGGTATGCGTCTGAATGAGGGAGAAATTCAGATTATCCCTTACAACAATGCAGCACTTGGTTCCGAGTGCGATATGTCCGCTTCCTCAACCTTGTGGAAAGCAATCAAGAATGACGGTTCTCTTGTAGCACCGGGAACAGCAGCGACTCTCAAGTACGACTTCGTATCCGGAAACATTCAGTTGACTACCGGAATTACATCCGCACAGGATGCAGGTAGAGGTGGAAGCTACACAGCAATGACCCTTGCGAGCGGTGTCACTGCACCGGAGTTGGCAAAGGCTCTCATTCTCTATCCGGACGAGCCGGGCAAAGATTATGGTGGAGACTATCATTGGATGAATAACGCCGGAGAGCGTTTGCCGATTGCCGGGGGCTCCTGGCACGATGGTGCCTCTGCGGGTGTGTTCCGCTTGGACCTCGACAGTGCTCGTTCTGACTTGAGCGGCAGCATCGGCTTCCGCTCCGCTTATGTAGAACTGTAATCTGAATTTTGCATTTTGTTTTGCGAGCGTTAGCGAGCGTATGAAGAAAAAGCAATAAAATGATGTGCGTCCATAGGACAGTCCGTGCGACATAATTCGGACAGTCCATCGGACGCATTTTTTGTAGGGAGGTAAGATGAGCGATACAGCAACAAAAGGTGCAGAGGGCGAGAGCATAAGACAAAAAGTGGCAGATATGATGGACTACGCCGAGCCGTTCCTTGAGAAGTTTCCAAGACCGGAGAAAGGGTATGCAGGACTCGCAACCAAAATCCGAATGTGTATGAACACGATGGCTGAGAGGGAGATGGATACTCATAAATGCTATTATGCAAAATCAGTCCTCAAGGAATTAAACGAACTCGACAAGCAGGTCCAATATGCCAAATTCTATGTGGAAAGAGCATATAAGAAACGCATCCTCGACCAAAAGAGATTTAATGTGATGAGCGACTACCTCTCGCAGATAGGTAAGATGACCGGAAGTTGGATAAATAAGGTCACTGCCACTGCACAAAACAACGGCAGAAAATAATTTAGCAATTACTTTGGGAACAGGCTATTGCGTTTGCCGATTGCCGGAGGCAACTGGAACAATGGTGCCAATGCGGGTGTGTTCAACTTGAACCTCAACAATGCTCGTTCTAACTCGAACAGCAACATCGGCTTCCGCTCCGCTCTACCCTCATATTGTCAGATTTGCAGGAGGTCTACGGATGTCCTGCCAGTACACGAGGGGTAAAGGAGTCTGTTTCCACTCCAAAAAGGAGAAAAACAACCGACTGTATGAGAGCAGTGAGTGTAATAGGACAGCGGTCGGTTCCTCCATTCGGGAGGCTCACGGTCCGTAATGGGAACTTGAAAGCTGCAAGTAGCCTTTGGCGAAAGCCGCTATGCAAGAATGTAAAGGTGGTTTTTGGATGAAGATTAAGAATGTGTACGACATTATCTTTTCGATGGATAACCTTTACGATGCTTTTCTTGATGCGTCCGAGAGTCGTAGATACAACAGGGATGTCCTGCGATTTGGCTAAGATTCTTGGACAAATCTTGAGGAGTTGAGAGAAAGAGTCCTTCGGGGAGAATACGAGATAGATAGGTACTTTATATTCTTCGTCTACGAACCTAAGAAAAGAATGATAATGTCAATCGCCTTTGAACATCGTGTGGTTCAGTGGGCGATTTATAGAGTTGTCAATCCCGTGCTGGTTAAGGGATATATCAAGGACTCGTATGGCTGCATACCCGGCAGAGGAGCGTTGGGAGCAATGACTCGTCTGAGAGATTGGTTGGAGTATGTCAGCAAGAAAGATGGAGATTGGTACTATCTGAAACTTGACATCAGCAAATATTTTTACCGGATTTCTCATCGGGTACTCAAGAACATCCTACGCAAGAAAATCAAGGATGAGAGATTGCTTGAGGTTCTGTTCGGGATAATTGATTGCAAGCACACTCCATTCGGGTTGCCACCCGGCAAATCCCCGGGAGATGTACCGTTGGAGGAAAGATTGTTTGATGTGGGTATGCCAATAGGAAACCTGCTCAGTCAGATGTTTGCGAATATCTACTTGAATGAACTCGACCAGTTCTGCAAGAGAGTCTTGGGTATCAAGTATTATGTCCGCTACATGGATGACATCATTATTTTGAGTAACAGTAAGGCACAACTCCATGAATGGAGATGGACGATAGACACTTTCCTCGAGAAAGAACTTGAGTTAAGCCTTAATCAGAAAACCTGCATCAGACCTATCAATCAAGGCATTGAATTTGTAGGATACAGACTTTGGTACAACAAGGTTGTGCTGAGGAAATCAACGACTCTCGGAATGAAGAGAAGCCTCAGAGGTGTAGCAAATAAGTATCACGATTATGAGATGACTCTCGAGCAGGTTACTCAGACATTCAATAGTTATACAGGTATGTTGGAACACACAGACAGCGAGGAATTGTTGGCATCTCTTTATACAGATATGATATTGACGCATGGAGAAAGGAGAGAGAATGAAGAAAGATTTATTCAAATGCTCCCACAGGAAGAGGAGATGCTTTATGGGATATGAGCGATGCTCCGGAAGTTGCAGCCACTACGGCGAGTGCAGCGACTGTAAGTCATGGTTCATCCCGGCAGGTCAGTATCCGTGTAATAAATGCAAATATCTTGATGTTAAGCCGCCGAAGTAGGCGGTTTTTTCTATGAAAGGAGGTGAGGAATGTGAGCCTAAATGATTGGCTGAAAGCAGGAGGTGGTGTCGTACTGCTCTTTATGACATTGGTACAGATTGCACCAATCAAAGTCAATCCTTGGTCTGCTATCGGAAAACTTGCAGGCAATGCTATGAGATTTCTCGGAAAGACCATGAACAAGGATGTGATGGACAAATTGGAGACAGTCGAGAATGATGTCAAAAATCTGAAAGAGAAGCACGATGACCTCAAGAACAGGATGGACAAAGACGATGCGGATGAGTGCCGCACTCGAATACTCCGATTTGCAGATGAATTGCGAAGAGGAGTGGAACATTCTGAGGAGTTCTTCAATCAGATACTGGACGACATCTCGGACTATGAGAGATATTGTTCGGAGCATCCGGAGTACAAGAACAGTAAAGCAGTAAATGCCATTGCAAAGATAGATAAAGTCTATCAGAAGTGCATGGGAGAAAATTCATTTTTATAACAGGAGGAAAAGAACATGAAGAAAATTGATTGGGTCAGAAAACTGACAAGTAGAAAGTTATGGACGGCAGTAGCATCCTTTGTCTCTATGATGATTTTGGCTACTGGCGGCACAGACAACACAGCAACACAGGTAACTGCACTCATCATGGCAGGTGCGTCCGTGGTGGCGTACATCATCGGAGAGGGATTGACCGACTATGCCAATAGCGGTTCCAACACCGATGATGAGGAGTAATCTGAGAAACATATCGTAAGCACAGGGCAGTCGAAAGGTTGCCCTATTTGTTTAAGGAGGAATTGACATGAGTTTAATGGTAGGTAGTGCGAGAATTGATGAGAACGGCAAAATCTCCGGAGGAAAGCCGGGAGACCAAACAGGAAACGAAGTCTCAACTCAGCCGTACTATGTCCATTCAAAGGGATGGATTTGCATGAGACCAAAGAGTGTTGCGGTTGCCAATGCTATTGCGGAAGCAATGATACAGGCCTGCAAAAACAACAACATCGGATACTGCCAAGGACACCGCATAACTGTAATTGAACAGTTAAGAAAGAGCGGAAGCCTTGCAAAGATTTCTGCCAAGACAGAGGCTGATTGCAGTTCACTTGTAAGAGCGTGCTGCATCCAAGCGGGATTTGACCCGGGCAATTTCAACACATCAGCCGAGGTGTCCGCTCTCAAAGCGTCTAAGCAGTTCATGGAGCCTATTACGGTAACATCCGGCACGAAGTTGTGCAACGGAGACATTCTTGTCACAAAGACCAAAGGTCATACTGTCGTAGTCATATCCGGCAATCCAAGACAGGCGGTTTCTCATTACCCTAAGTACAAAGGAGCATCGGGTTCCATTGTTACGGCACTTGCAGCGGTTGGAGAGAAAGATACATCCAAGGCTCATCGTGCGAAGATTGCAGCCGCAAATGGTATCAAGAATTACGCATATACTGCGGCACAGAACCTTGAGATGGTAAATCTTCTCAAGAAAGGCAAGTTGATTAAAGCCTGATTTTGAATAGGCATGACACATCGGGGTGGCTGAAAAGCCGCCCTTATTTTTTGCAAAAGGAGGAGTTTTACTATGAACAAACTTTTTGGTATTGATATTTCACATTGGCAGGGAGACCTTAGCATCAAGCAGGCAAGAGATGAAAGAGGTGTACAGTTCATCATTGTTAAAGCTGCCGGAGCAGATGCGGGCAAGTACAAGGACAGCAAATTTGAAGATTATTACGCACAGTGCAAGGCGATTGGTATGCCTGTCGGTGCGTATTATTATGGTAACGCCAAGTCTGTTGCAGACGCACAGGTGGAGGCAGACCATTTCCTATCAGTAATTGCAGGAAAGCAGTTTGAATATCCTATCTACTACGATGTCGAGGGCAATATGCTCAAGAACGCAAAGGATACTCTCACAGACATCGTTATTGCATTTTGCGACAGATGCGAAAAGGCAGGATACTTCGTTGGAGTTTATACATCAGACTCACACTTCCAGTCTCATGTAGACGACTCTCGTTTACAGAGATTTACTCATTGGGTGGCAAAGTATTCATCCAACACACCTGCAACATCTCACGATATTTGGCAGTATGGCGGCGGTCAGAATTTCATTGCGGACAAGACAATCTGCGGCAGAACAGTAGACCAAGATTTCTGCTATCGTGACTTTCCTGCGGCAATCAAAGCGGCAGGACTCAATGGATTTACTGCCAACAATGATGACAGCAAGGATGAGCCGGAAGTGTCTGCTCCGGAGGGAACAACGCTTGAATTGGTTTACAGAACTATGAAAGATGAGTTCGGCGGCGGAGATGCAAGAAAAACAGCACTCGGAAGCAGATATGATGAGGTGCAGGAAGTTATCAATCATATTTACAGTGCGTCCGCACAGGAGTTGGCAGATGAAGTATGGACTGGCAAGTACGGAGATGATGAAGTAAGGAGAACCGTTCTCGGAGACAGATGGCAGGAAGTACAGGACATCGTAAATGATGGCGGCAAGAAGTACCATACTATCGAGAGCGGAGAAACGCTCACAAGCATTGCGAAGGATTTCGGAACAACTGTCGATGCTCTCGTTTCTCTGAACGGCATTGAGAACCCGAACCTCATCATCACAGGAGACTCTATTAGAGTCAGATAACAGGAGGAAATAATGAAGAACTACATTGGCGTGAAAATCGTGAAGGCAGAGCCGATGGAAAAGGACGGCAAAGCCGGATACAAAGTAAGATATAAGGATGGCTATGAGTCGTGGTCTCCAAAGAAGCAGTTCGAGGAGGCGTACAGGGAACTTGGAGATGCAGTTGATTTCATCAATGCAAAATAGTTCCGGTTGGTAAAGAATGGACCTCTCTATCAGATACGGTAGGGAGGTTCTTTTTTATTGTCCAAAATTTGTCCTGTGGACAATCTGTGGATGTAAGTTTTTCCGTCCAAGGACGAAGCAATCTGATAAACGGTTTGCACCAACGGTTTTACTGATTTTTCAAAAGTAATTCGGCATACATTATATAAGAAGAAATCTGCCTTGTCCTATGGACAGTCACACGGACAGTCCTGCGGAAAGTCCTAAACCATACCGTAACCGTAACCGTTACCTATATATATTATATATATTATATCTATTATGTTCATTGTCCTATGGATGTCCTATGGACACATTTCTATTATCGTTTTGGAGTTCTCCAAATCATTCCGTAAAAATAAAGATATTCCTATTGACATGGTGCAAGGTTGTGTTATCGTACGCTCGCAAAAAAAGCAAAGGAGGTATGCAGTATGATTTACAACCTTATTAGCGAAACGACCGGAGAAATTGTCGGCTATACAACAATCGGACCATTCGATACAGACCATGATATTCCGAACAGTGAATTACTGGATGTAAGACTGGAAGCAGCGATAGATGATGGACATGTGCAGGATGATGCCTATTATTGGCAGAAGTCCAAACAGAAAATAGGAGTATTGATTTAAGGAGGTGCGTGGCATGAGCATTATTCCAAAAGAACTGACAGATGAGCAGTTAGCTGAATATTTCAGAGAATATGTAGACGGCTGCCAGTGCAAGGAGAGGCATACAGAAGCAGCCTGCAATGAGGTTGAGCAGTACGACAAGATGGTTGCATATTTCTTTCCAAAGGAACTGAAACCGCAGAATAGATTTTATGACAAGATGATGGATGTTGCAGTTGAGTACGAGGAGTCGGGATTTATGGCAGGGTACAGAATGTGCCTAAAGCATTTACAGGAGCAGCAGGCTCAGACTGATACAACAAATTCTATACCGGAAGAACCAAAGAGGCAGGAACAGGCAGATACAGGCTCTGTGGATGCCTTGGATTTCATTTCCTCAAGACAGATAGGAGAAATGTTCTCTGCACCAAACGGAAAAGTCGTAAGAAGAATTAAAAATCAGATTTTGCCATACTGCACAGACGATGAGAGAAGAGAGTTTTCTCTGACATCAGAGAGGAGCAGGCAGAATAAGTACATCGAAGTCTACCGCCTCAGCAAGAAAGCCTGCGGCATATACCTCGACCACATGGAGAAGTGGTCCGGCATGATAAATGTAATGACAGGCATCTCGGAAATGAGGAAGAGGATGCAGGAGGTGTTTGCGTAGCACAATAGGAATATTCCAAAATAATTTCAGTAAAACTATTGACAAATTGGAATATTCCAAGTACGATGTAGTCAAGATAAATCAGTAAAAACACCGAACAGGAGGTAAAGGCTATGAAAATATTCAGAATGGCAGATGTGGAGAAAATCGAAGAAATGCTTGCAACCGGAAAGACAGTTGAGGTTGAGTGGAAAGATGGAGCAACAGGAGAGATATACACCGAAACAGTTAAATCAGTCAGATGGGATGGATTGGTGTTTACCACCGGAAGATGTATCTATACCGGAATTGATGAGTTGGTTGAGATTAGGGAGGCGTAGAGATGGGATACAGATATTGGTTTGCATTGAGACCGCCAATGCCGGGGGCGGTTCCAAAAAGAAACTTGGAGAATGTCACGAGTTTTGGTAAGAGGACTTACAGATACGAAGTGAACAGAGAGGTTTGGGGATATGCAGATTATTCAGAACCACTGACGGATAAGGAGGTAGATGAGTACGACTTGGTGAAAGGAGGCGAGGTACATGATTAAAGCTGGAGACCTTGTTAAGATTGACGACATTGGACCTCTTGCACAGGTCCTCAAGAAAGGTAGAGGGAGAATGTATCTGAGATTGGATGGCGAGGAGTTTTGGTGTCCTACTTCGATTATAAGAAAAGCGGAGGTGTAGTGGAATGGTTCAGTATATTGATGATGGAGTTCTTTTAGGTTGGTACTTTTGCAAAGAGGGATGTCGATTTGGAGATGGCACCAAGAGAACAGCAGAGAAAATTGAAAAGGAGATGACGGAGAATGACTGATAGAAGCAATGTAAGACTGAATGAGGCAATCGAGCAGCACATCGCACAGTGGGATGGAACAGTTCACGGATACTGCATCAAGAATATGTGGGAGAATGGTGCGGACTACGAGAGCATCTGTGAGGCGGCAAACATTGACATCGAGGACTATTTGGATGACTGAAAAATCCGTAAAAATGCGTAAGACCTATTGACATGATAGGAGGTCATGCTATCGTACGCATACGATAAAAGCAAGCCAAGCAAGGAGGATGAACAGGATGACAGAACAGAATTACAGGAAGAAGATTAAGAAGTTACTCGCCCTCTCGGAGAGCAGCAACGAACACGAGGCTAAGTCGGCATTACTGAAAGCCAAGAAACTGATGGCAGAGCATAAGATAGCGGAGATTGACCTCGAGGACATCGGCAAGAAGAAAGTTGTTCGCATTACAACGGAGTTTGATTGCAGCAAGCGAAGAGAGGCATGGATGATTAGCCTTGGTGCTATCATTGCAGAAAACTTCTGCTGTCAGTCATACAGGTCCAAACACTACAACAAGCAGGTGGCTACGATTTGCTTTATAGGTCTTGAAGGAGATGTTGAAGCGTGTGCAGAAATCTTCAAGTATGCAGTTGGATGTATCCGAAGCGGAATCAATGACCTCAGAAAGAAAACTGCTGATTGCAGCCGGGAGTATCGAAAGAGACTCTGCGATGGGTATGGATTTGGATACACACAGGGAATAAGGGAGGCGTTTGAGGCTCAGAAAGAACACGATGAGACAGGTTGGGGACTTGTAATGACAGTTCCCAAGGATGTAACGGATGAGACAAATGGAATGAAGCGTGAGAAGTTCAAATCAGCGGCAATGGAACAGATGAGCGCAAAGGGATTTGCACAGGGCAATGATGACGGTAAGAAGTTTGACCCGGGAACAAAACTCGAGGGTACTTCGGAGAAGAAAATGGCATTAGGAGGTATGTGAGATGAGTGAATTAAGAGAAAGACAGAAACAGGTAGCAATCGAGAGAATGAAGAAAATCGGTATCATGGAGCAGTCGATTAAGGAGTTCGAGGAGAATGGCAAGGTCAATCTTTCAGAGAATGGCGGTCTCCTGTATTGGCTCAACGATGACGAGCAGAAAATGGTGGACGACTTCGAGAAAGAGAATAACGGATTGGTCTACCATGTCATCAAAAGCCGCACGACCATTGGATTGATGTACGCATTGCTTTATGTATCTGAGTACGAAGAGGAGTGGGAGATGGATATGGAGGATTTAGGAACCGGACAGGCTCTTGCGTATGTAGTCAATAAGGATATGCCGGATTGCAGCGAGTTTGGAACCATAGGTATCGAGGCGAGCATCGGCGGACTTATAAGAACATGGTAGGAGGTGCAAAATGGGAGCAACATTTGAAGTGAGCAGTTCGGAAGAGATGTGCGGAGCGGATATAAGAATTTGTCCGACCTGCGGCAAGGAAGTAGTAAGAGATGATATGCTGTTTACCCATGATTGCCACGGTATTCCATTCAGACTTGTATGCTTTGATTGCTACGACAGACTGATGGCAAAGGGTTATGACGGCGAGCATTATGACGAGACTGACGAATGTCTCGATGAAGATTATTAGGAGGTAGAAATTATGGCAGAGGTAAAATTCACGGAAGAGCAGATGAGAGAGTTCTGCAAAGAGGCGGTTCCGGTAGTTGAGAAGTTACTGGAAATTGCAAGAAAGCATGGAGTAGAGGGAGGAGTAAGAACTTGGTGTGCTGATGACTATGTTTCCATCGAAGGAACAGGACTTGACGGTTGGGAACTGCATAAGTGCAGAGGAGAGTATGATATGACCTACAACAAGAGAGTACCGCTTTTTAAGGAGGAGAAGAAAGATGGAGAATGAGATGACTTTAAGACAATTCTGCGAGAGATACCGCAGAGGAGATTTCCTCAGCAAGGATAGAAAGGTTCAGATTGAGGCAGGGTGGTATGACTGGTTTTGCTCAGACAATGCACTTGCCGGGAGACTCGCAAAGATTTGGAACATCCTCAAGGGAATAGATAGCGATTATGTTCTTGACAATTACAGGGTTTGGTTCAAGAACAACTGCCCTTGCGAAGGACCACTGTATGATGATGTGAGGTTCGAGCCGATTGATGAAGATAAGCGAGATGAATTATATTTCGGAGTTGCTATCGACTGCGTATGGCACAACAGCAAGTATGCTGTTTTCACAGCAAGAAACGGCTACGAGACAGAAAGAGAATTTAGCAATGTCCGTGAAGTGAGAGCGTTCATCAATGGTTGGGAAGACGCACTAAAAGACGAGGAGTTCTATCAGAAGCGAGCAGAAAAAGAAGCCACCATGAAGAGGCTAAGCGAGGAAGCCGACAGGCTTATCAAAATGGGAGAGGATATTCTGAAAGGGTATCAGCAGGACGGCGAAAAAACTCAGTAAATATGCGGATTTCTTATTGACAGGTAGGTAGGCAATGCTATCGTACGATTGTACCAAATGGTACTAAAAAATCCGAGGAGGCGATAGCCAATCAATAAGGACAAGGAGTTGAGAAAACTAAAACGGAGAGTCGAAAAACTCGAAGCGGAGGTAGAACAGCTCAAAAAAAGAACTGAAAACAGCAAGGCGGTTCAAATCATTACTTGGACGGTAGCGATTGTGGATTTAGCCACTGCCATACTTGCTTTGATAGCAGTTTTGGCAGGCTGATTTCAGTTCGTGGGAGGGGGAGTCATACCTCCCTCCTGCTTAATAAGAATATCACAGGAAGGAGTCGGTGTAAATGAAAATCGGTAAAACGGCATTGCATATTGCATTTACGGTATCAATAGCAGCATTTCTCGTTACAGGTAACAGCGTGGCAGCCTTAGTTTCCTTTGGAACGGCGTGCATCAACCTTGGCATCCTACTTGGAGAAAGGAGCAGAAATGCTGAAAATAGGAAGTATAGAAGATAACGATGGTGAGTACATCATCCATCGAGAATTTTACAGACAGGGAATGATTTTCAAGGATGAGGAGGCGTACAAGTTCCATAAGGACCAACCGTGCTACTCTCCGGAACTGTCGGACTCGGTTTACACAGGGAATGACTTCCTTGAGTTATGTAACTGTCAGCAGGATTTGGCGGATGAGTTATTTGAGGGCGTTGACTGGCAGCATCCTGAGTCGCTCAAGGAAGATTGGTTCGTAAATGGCGAATGGGTCGAATGTGAGGGATGCGGAAAAATCATCAATTATGGAGATGGGTGCAATAACACGAAATGCCCGAATTGCGGAAGGAAGGTTGAGGTAGGCTGATGGAGAATTTTAAGGTAAAAGCAGAACTTGAAATCAATGTTACGCAGGAAGATATTGATGACATTGTAACGACAGCGATGGAGGGTGGCATCAATTACTGGTGTAAAAAGGCTGATGTGGTTGGAGATTATCTTGGAGAATACGCATCTGAACAGATAAGCAGGGGAGGAATACTGAAACTGTACGACTCTGAGGAAGATGAAGTCTATGAACTCACGAGAGATAAGCTGCTTGATGGTATCAAGAAGTATTGCGAGGATGCAGAAAGACCATACGACATCATGTATGCAGGAGTAAACTCGGTCGGATGCAGTACAGGAGAATACGGACTGGATTGCTGCATGGTGGATGCTACGGTGGCAGATATGATTATTCAGTATGCAGTTATGGGAGAGATTGTGTATGGCTAAGGCAGGAGCAAGCCAACAGGAACAGAACCCTACAAATACACCATGGAAGCGATAAAAACGCTGCATAAGCCTATATCAGAGAAAGGAGGGCGATTAGATGCAAGGCATAGTAACCGAATACAATGACATCTGCATATTCTGCGGCAGACAGGCGGAAGCGGAGCATCATCTCATATTCGGTACGGCGGGCAGAGAACTCAGTGACAAGGACGGACTCAAGGTTCCGATTTGTAATAACTGTCACAACATGGGCGATAAACTGCACCGGATACATGATAACCCGATGGCGGAGCGATTATCCAAAATGCTCGGGCAGGCGATGTTCGAGGCAAAGATAGGCTCAAGAGAAGAATTTAGAAAGAGGTACGGGAGGTCGTACCTGTAAGGAGGACTATGATGAGAGAAAAAAGTAAGTTGGCAGGAAAGACGGTAAAAATAAAGGATGGAACCGGGATAAAGGCAAGCCAATTTGTGGTAGAAGATTGGTTTGAAAATGTTATTGGATGTTCTTGGCTGAACGCAAACGGAAATCCTGCGGCACTGCAATACGCAGTTAGAATTGCTAAATTCGGGGAGAACAATAATGTTCCGCCATTTGACAATGATGTGTTATACGGAAAAATAGGTATGCTTGGATTTCTTCTCAATGTGAGAGAAATCACAGAAGAATAAGGAGGTGCAGACGATGACATGGAATGAGATTTACGAGGCAGCGGACGGAGCAGCCTGCGGAGATGATACGCTCAAGGCGAAAGACGAGGCGAGACATCAAGTGAGATGCCTTGCTATGGAGTTAGGCAGTCCGGATTTGGATAATGTAGATTGCCCGGAGGATGCGGTGGAAGATTACTGCAATGCCATGAAAATTCAGTTTGATGAGTGCGGCAACATCGTAGGACTCGAACTTCCTCACTGGGTAGAAGATATTATCTACCGCAGAAAAGATGATGCGTACCTCGAGGAGGATTTGAATGCAACTGCTCAAGAATTGGCAGGTGGCAACATAGAAATCAGTGATGAGCAGATGCAGAGAATGATGGCAATGTACCGCCACGATGAAGATAGTAATGTAGCGATGAACGATACTCTCGAGAGTGTAGTGCGCAGAGTTCTCGGGCGTAACTGATGAAAGGAGATAAGATGGCAAAGGTAATTGAACTCATTAAGGAGTCTATGAAAGAAAAGAAGATGACACAGACTGAATTGGCAAAGTCACTTGGGGAGGATGTGCGTGTCATCAATCAGCAGTTGAACAGACAGCAGGACCTAAAGGCAGAACGCTTCCTCGAGGTAATGGAGCATATTGGATACAGAGTTGAAATGGTTGATAATGACGGCATCCGCAAGGTGTGCGAGGATATGCTTGATGATATTAAGGCAGGGAATGTCAGTGGAGATAAGTTTTACATTCAGAAAGACGATGGCAGTATTATTGGCATCAGAGTCTCCAATGGAGATACTGAGGTCGAGGAATTTTGGAATAAAGCCGATTGTTTCGACTGGCTTATTTCTCATACCTAAGAGATTGGAATATTCCAATTTATAGGCGGAAAATTCCTAAAAAATATCAGTAAAACTATTGACTTCAAGGTAGGCTATGCTATCGTACGCTCAACGAAAAACATAACACCCAAGGAGGTACAAAGATATGATGAAATCAGAGTTTATCGAGAGAACAGGTTTTGAGCCGACTGAGGCAGAATACAGAGAAATCGAAGCAGAGTACATGGGATGTGACATCGACAAAGATGAGTTCTGCAAGGCATGGAAAAAGCAGGGCAGCATTCAGAGATTGATGAGACTTCGTGCGAGAAGAATTGAGGAACTTGAGGCAGAACTCGTGAAAGAGAAGAATGACTATGACAGAATGGATGCTCAGTATTGCACCAAGATTAACGAACTCGAAAAGCAGATTTCGGATGATGGACTGGCTCTTAATAGCATGAATGCTCAGATGGGATTGATGAGAAATAAGGCTGCGGGAGAAATTGAGGAATTACTCAAGAGAGCGAATGAGGCAGAAAGAAAACTGGCAGTTCTCAAGGAAGCATTCGCAATCATCACAGGAAAGGAGGCTGAATGATATGAAAGTAACGATGCCTGTTTGGAAACTGGTAGATATATACCAAGGGAAGCATCCCGGAGGACATTTCTTCGACAGGGATACGCTCAAGTTCTTCGGAGAGAGGCTCTCGGACATGAGAGTCCTCAGCGAAACAAAGACCATTAAGGATTGTCTCGGAGAAACGCACGAGTGCTATGTTCTGAGCAGATTGCAGAGAAAGCATCCGGGAGGACCAAAAAGAACATACGCATATTTCGACGTGGAAACGTTCGAGGATATTACTCGAGGATATTACTCAAGCACATTGCAGAATAGGGAGGAATGAACATGGCAAGAGCAGGGATGACAATAAGCGATGCGGCTCACGAGTGGGTCAGAGAAATGAATGCCTATCCGCAGGAGATGATAGAAACTCTCATGCAGGCAAAACCGGATGATTGGCACGAGGTTACGATGCCTCGAGTATGCGACAGAGTATATGTATATAATCTCCCGGATGGATGCGAAGATTACGACCCCAATGGCGAGATTGAGAATATCGTAGGAGATGTTTACCTCATCAATCTTGAAGATGGAAATACCATTGAACTCGGAGCAGATGACTTTGAGGTTGAGCGTGACAGCATTCTTCCGATGTGGGGATGGCTGTGGAGTTTCTCGGACTCAGCGGATGATTACTTTATGGATGAGTTGGACGGCATCAAGAAGATGTCTGAGTGCGGCTTCCGGATTTACGAGCATGATGAATGGGGTTATTTCTTCGGAATAGATGGCTGCGGATACTCATTCTATGACGAGCATTGGATACCACTGTACAAAAAGAGAGGTTTGCAGTGGCACGACCCGAAAGCGGAGCAGGAGTATCGAATGAGGATGAATGGTTGCGAGAAAAAGAAACTTGGCACTAAGGAGTGTTGGTTCAAGGGAGATGAATTTGTTGAGGAGGTGTTGTGATGTCAGCATTAGATGGACTGTTGTTTGTGCTACTTGATTGTGGAAGCCTCGATATCTCCATACTGGATGATGTCGGGTACGACCTTGGAGATATAGCTGTTGAATTACAGGAGGAGGGTGTAAATGTCACTCTGAATAATATCACGGATGCAATTTTCAGAAAAGGACAGAAAGAACTCGAGGATGCTCTTGAGAATAAGATTTCAGAACTCGAAGATGAAAGAGATGATTGCGAGGAGGATTCGGAAGAATACGATGAGTTGCAGGAGCAGATTGACGAACTGGAATCCTGCGACCCGGAAGAGGATGTAATTTGGTTCTGCAACTGCCTCGACACATCAATCAATTTTGCTGAAAACGAGGATATTTACAGAAAGTATCTCGAGGATGAAATCTCTGATATTGAGGACAATATGGGATTTGAATTTTAGGAGGTGAGAGGATGGATAAGCAGTCGGCAGACAGGATAATTGTAAAGTCAAATGCAAGAATGGAAATCGTTCTTGATTGGTTCTCCAAAAACAGAGAATGGCTGAAACAGCAGGAGTTCCACGCACCGTTAGATGCAGGTGTTGTCGAATTGCAGGAAGAGTTGATTGAGTTCACATTCGAGAGCAAAGGAGATTTGGTGGAACTGGCGGTCTACCCGGCGGAAAAGCCTAACCTGCCTGCGGTTGTTACATACGATTACGACCCTGCGACTACGCAGACATCCAACTTTCGTTTTGCATCACACCTGCCGCCGGAAAGAAAAATGCTCTTGATGCAGGTAATGGCAATGGATAATACGCATCTCAAGGAAGCGTTGAAGTACCACGCTCTGATGTGCTTTATGACTTATTACCGGGAGACGGTAAAGATTGAGGACAAGGGTAGAAGAACCAAGCGGCAGGCTAAGGCGTTACGAAAAGATGTAACGAAACCGCTTCCACTCATCCGGAAGCAGTATGTAATTGAGGAAGTAGACAGCAAAGTTCTGAGACTTCCCGACCAAAAGAGAACCTACACCAAACCGGAACATGAAGTAAGTGTCAGAGGCTATATGAGACACTATAAGTCCGGTAAGAGTGTATGGATAGAGCCGTTTACCAAGTACAGAGGTAAGGGCAAGAACAGAAAAGACTACGAATTATAGGAGGTATCACAATGGAAGTAAGATGCACAAGAAACTGTAAGAAAAAGGACAAGCAGGGCAGATGCCTTGCGGAGGCAATCTCAATCGAAGAGACTGGCTGCGGAGCGTTTATCAGAGTTCCGGAATTTGAACCGTTCAGAGCGGATAATGTTGTTATCTACGACAAGGCAGGCATTCCGTCTGTCATGGTTCGTTTCTCGAGAGTGACGGACAATGAATTGTTTGGAGGTTCACACCGCCCTCATCCTGCGTTTGTGGTGGATGGGAAAGTGTATGATGAAATCTACATCAGCAAGTATCCGAATACAGTAATCAACGGTAGAGCATATTCGCTCCCAATGACAAAGCCGGAAGTGAATGTCACTTATGACGAAGCAGTCAATCTTTGCAGAGCGAAGGGCGAGGGATGGCATCTGTGGACTGCGGCAGAGAGAGGACTGATTGCCAATATCTGCCGCAAGAACGAAGTGTTCCCGCATGGAAACACGAACTGCGGAGACTGGCATGGAGATAACTCCGAAAAGGGAAAGACCTATGATGGCGGATATAAGACACTGACAGGCTCCGGACCTGCAACATGGAACCACGACCACACGCCATTTGGGGTTTCTGATTTATGTGGAAACATTTGGGAGTGGTTTGCAGGAATGAGACTTATGGATGGTGTCATCGAAGTGATACCGGACAACAATGCTGCGGCAGATATCGACATGAGCAAAGACAGCGACAAGTGGGTGGCACTGATGAAAGATGGCAAGCCTATTCGCATCAATGCTGAGGACGGCGGACTCAAGTTTACAACTGAGGAGTCGGGCATGGACTACGATGGATGTGAGTGGGGAGATGCAGAGTTTGAATTTGATGCCACCGAACAGATGAAAGAACTTGCCCTGTATCCCGGCGAACCGGAGGCTTACCTGTATGCAGATACGGAGGGCGAGCGTTTGCCGGTTGCCGGGGGCGGCTGGAGCAATGGTGCCTGTGCGGGTGTGTTCGGCTTGAACCTCAGCAATGCTCGTTCTGGCTCGAGCAGCAACATCGGCTTCCGCTCCGCTTTTTATGGAAAGTTGGACTCTGAGGTTTGATATTTGTAAGGCGGCTGTTAAGCCGCCATACTCTAAGGAGCAAGTATGCTGAAAAGATTGAAAAAACAATGGAAAAGACATTGGAACTGCTTTCCTTGGTTCGTATGTGGGATGGCAATTTTGATTAAAGGAGAGATAGGCAGGTTCTCATACGCTTTGACATGGATAACAGTTTTAGTGCTAATTTGGTGGAAACTCCCAACGGTGGGTTTGGATGAGTTCGAGAAAGAAATGGAGGATACAGAAAATGAATAAAGTTATCTTAATGGGTAGACTTACGAGAGACCCGGAAATCAATTACTCACAGAATGGAAATAATACCTGCATTGCGAAGTACACACTGGCAGTTGACAGAAGATTTAAGCAGGATGGCGGGCAGGAGGCTGATTTCATCTCCTGTGCGGTATTCGGAAAAGGAGCGGAGTTTGCCGAGAAATATCTCCACAAAGGAACCAAGATTGCAATTACAGGCAGACTTGAAACTGGTTCCTATACGAATAAGGACGGCGTAAAGGTTTACACAACGACAGTAATTGCCGAGGAGCAGGAGTTCGCAGAAAGCAAGGCATCCTCACAAAACAACGCAGGAGGCAATTATCAGCAGCCTGCATCCAATAATTCCTCATCGGGCGATGGCTTTATGAATGTTCCGGATGGAATTGATGAGGAGTTGCCGTTTGTATAGAAAATCAAAGGATGAGCCGCACATGTGCAGCGACTGCACACACCGATGGTATTGCCCGGAAGCGTTCCGGAAAGACCATTGGTGCGGCAATCATCAGACAAGGAGGAAAACATGGAACAGGAAGAAATGACAAGACAGGAACAGCACGACATTGTGTATAGAAGATGTATCTGCGAGTATGGTACTCAACCTCAGATTGATATGTGCATCGAAGAAATGTCAGAGTTGACAAAAGCATTACTCAAGTACAGAAGAAAATTTGCCCTCGTCAGAGGAGAAAATGTAAATCCTACGAATGGAGATACAGACCTGTTTAAGGCAAGAACAGACATCATTGACGAACTGGCAGATGTGAGAATTATGTGCAGACAGATGGAGCTACTCTTCCAAGCAGAAGATGAGGTTGAGAGGAGAATTGATTTCAAGGTAGACAGGCAGTTAAAAAGATTGGAGGGGTAGATATGAACAGACCCGAAACAACATCCACCCTATCGGAAATGGTCGAAAAGTATATAAATCTACACAATGACCCGAGGATATATTGGGCGAAAGAAGTGACTTTTGACTATTCGACTGCTCATGCAATCAGAGTTGATTACATGAAATTCAAACCAGTGAACAATACGGTATCCGGCATCGAAAAAGGAGATTTTTATTGTTATGAGGTTAAGTCGTCAGTCGATGACTTCCACAGCAAGAACGGTCACAATTTCATCGGAGACTTCAACTACTATGTAATGCCTGCGGAAGTATATGCGGCGGTGAGTTTGGAAATTCCGTACAATGTCGGGGTGTTGGTTCCAACAGATGATATGTGGAGGAGTCTTGTATCAGTAAAGAAAGCCAAAAGAACCGACAGGAAAAGACCTGTAAGCGAGATGCTGCTTATGATGTTCCGTTCTGCGGCAAGAGAAAGGAGAGGATAGGAATGGCAGTTACTCTTCACGAGATAATGAAAACTAATGCGAAAGTAAGATATTCGATGCAGACCCTGAGAGGTAAGACGCTCCTCCAGTGGGCGGTGCTGTGGTTCAAGATGAGCAACGATGCCTTTTATGAACTGTATGGTTTCAATTTCAATCCGCACGATTATCCTATGCTATATGAGATTGCAAGAGAAGAGGTATATGGGAGGGAATGAAAATGAGAGACATACTTTTTAGAGCGAAAGGCATTGATGACGATGACAAGGATAGGTGGTATGAGGGATTTTATATAGCCTTGAATGATACAACATATTGCATTAAGGAAGATTATGAGAACCATCCGGACAACACGAAGCATTACATAATTTTCGACCAAATGACCGATTGGGGATTGCCGAACAGGCATCTTCAAGCAAGAATAAATCCGGATACATTATGTCAATTCACAGGAATTGTTGCAAAGGATGGCAGGAGAATTTACGAGGGCGATATAGTCTACATGAGATGCGATGGTCTCAGTGGATACGGAACTGTTGAATTTGACGAAGGAAAGTTCTATATCAACGACACTAAGCGTAGGAGACATTATTTCCTTGACAATCATTCTAAGTACAGAATAGATGGAAATATTTATGACCGCAAGGAGGAACAGAATGGGAAAGATTAAAGGGTTTATCCTCAACAGGAAGCAGTACGACAAAATCCGCAAAATGGACCATTGTCAGATGACGATGTGGGCGGAGTCGGTTTATAAGTCCGGATATAAAGATGGCAAGGAGGCGGCAGAAGCAGACTCCCTCACGATAGACCAAGTAAGAGAGTGTCTGCTCACTCTCAAGGGATTTGGCGAAAAGAGAGTGTCCGCCATCTGCGATGAATTACAGAGAAAAATGAGCCGCACTTCCGATTGACTACGGAGATATGGCTGTGTTATCATTGATAATTGATGGAATGTAAATTACAAAACAGGAAAAGTGAGGCAAACTCGAAACATGAGGGATGCTATGCTGATAAAATAATTTCTTATTGTCAGAATTCGAAATATAGGATAAAATAATTTTATTAGCTTTAATCTTGATAGAAGGAGAGGACT